CCACTCGCAAGGTATACATCGGGGAACTGATTCTCCGTGTATGACTGAATCGTGTTATACAACTCGGTGTAGTTCATGCCATCGGGCCTCTGGCTGTTACGCCTTTGGTAGCTGCGCCATTGCCACGGGTTTTGATACCAGTTGTCTTAGGCTCACGTACGCGGTCACCAAGTGAAACACGTCGAGCAGGTATGCTGCCGCCGGGCACGGTTTGATTGGCTGCCAATGTGTTTGGATCAGGGCGGAAGCTACCATCGTTTTGCGACTTCACTTCACCACCACTCATGGTGTGGGGCTTGGCGTAGATGTCAGCATTGCCGACTTCTTTGCCGCCTTGTTTCATGCTGAATTTAGCCATTATTTGCCCCTTTGGTTTGCAACACGAGCCATGTTACGTCCCATAGATTTCATCATGTCAGTGGTCACGCCACCTTTTTTTAGCTTCAAAGTTGTGCCTTTGCCGCCCTTATGTTCTTGCGCGTCATGTTGTTTGAACGCTTTTTTAATCATGGCCTTGTCTTGAGACTTATCCATTTTCATATCTTCTTTGCTGTCACTTTTAGCCATGGTTGACTCCTTAAGTCGTTGCTACCGTTACTGTACCAATTTGCACGAACATTGCCAAGACATTTGGCGTTAATCCTGCATCGTTCGCTTGCGCCCCACCAACTGGAGCCCAGCCCCACTGGAATATCCGACTACCGCCACCGTTCTCACCGTCTGCAAGTACGCCTGAGACCTCGTAGCTTGTATCTGGCCTTGGTTCCCGCACAGCCTGCGGGTCATTGACTGGATACATACCCAACTGAAGCTGCGGCTGATCTGGATCCCAACAGGACTGACAGACTTTGATCGAGTAAATCTTGGTCTTAAGAACCTGCTTGCGCAACTCCTTCAACTTATATCTCTGCCCACACCTATCGCATTCAGCAATCGAATATTTACCAGAGGCAAATCTATTTGGCATAGCTCACCTCAGTAGAACAACTGCCTTGGGACAAACCGGTCTGGGGCTTTCTCACGATCTTCTTGTGACGCCAGCAACCACTGCTGCTCGTACTCCGACTTCAAAAATGCTACACGGTCAGGGGAAACGTCAGGTCGCTTAGAACCCACGTAAAACGCCAACCCTGCCACCATGCAAGGAATCAGACGGAAAGGTATATCTTGGACATTCACACCGCCGCCAGCATCTTGGAGACGGCGCAGCCGCCAGTACACGAACGTATAGTCACCGCCAGAGTTGGGGGCAGGCCAGACATTGATGCAAGGTAGGTTTTGGATATATACCGAATCCCCTGTGGCATGTGTAGTCGCAGTCGTACCATTTTGTCCACGGGTGCAATTAAGCAACTGGGTGCTTGTCACATTGGTAAACCCAATCGTCTCAGTACCAATCTTGACAAACCCTGTGGATGGTAAATCGGCAGTGGACGCTACATAAATCGTGGTATCCGTGGCTGACACGCTAGGGGTATTCCCACTCGCAGCTACAGTTGTAGTAAGCGTTGAGTTTGTTTTAGCAGTCTGACGGTTAACCCAGACTTGGATCGGGCGTCCAGTTGTCAGCTTGTTGGGGATAGTGGAATACGTCGGCTCAGAGATACGGGAAATGTTGATGTCAGTCTGGGTCGAAGCCGTGCCGTTATTCTGGCGAATGACATGGTCAAGCAAGTCGATCGTATCTGCTGGCAGGGGGTATACAGGCTGTCCAGTCACAAGGGGTATGACTCCCTCTTCCACCGTCCACAAGTTGATACCACGGTTTGCCCACTCAATGGTGAGCAAGTTCAGTGAACGCCGTGCTGTACGAAACTCATAGCCAGTACGAACCTCTAAACCCGCCCGCTCATACGCTTCCTCAATCATCTCATTGAGGTCAAGATCAAAGGTAGCGGTAGAGGACGTATAGGCCATTATTTTTGCTCGTCGTCTTCGTGGGTGAATTGCTCGTGGGGAACGTCATCCAAGAAAGCAGCTTGCGCAGCTTTGTCTTCAGCTTCCACAGCAGCAAAGTGGGCTTCCACTTCTTCGTCTGTCGGCTCAATAATATCGGCTGGAAGAGGTTGGGGCAGTTGGCCTTCAATCTTGGCGATCAAAGCCAGCATTGCTGATTCTTCTGAACCGAACATAGCTTGATACTGGGTTGCATGAGCGCGAAGTGCGTCTAGCAACATGTTGTCTTCTTCAGTGGTTAATGTAAATTGAGACATAGTGTTTCCTTTAACTTTTTGCCATTCGCATGTTGTCGATTAAATTGGGGTATGGACGCCCCGCCGCTTTTGCCGCAGCCTTAGCCTTGGCTTTCTTCTCAGGTGACAGCTTTGTATGCTTCTTGGCAGGGTTGGGTTTGTCCCAGACTTCTCCGCCCTTCTTGAATACCTCAACCTTGTTCGGATCATCCTTGCGGGTGATCGTCTTGGCCTTTGGCATCTTGGATGCGCGGATGTCGCCCATGCCACGGCTCGCCATCATTTTCTACCCCGAGCCATACCGCCGCCACACATCACAATCGTGCCCTTGGTCTTACCACGCTGAGCAATGCCATCCGCGCGACTAGAAGCGGAAGAGACTGAGCCACCCTTTTTAAATGAGATGTTAGTCATATTATCTGAAATTTGTCTGTCCATCTTTTTGCGAAGTGACATTGCATCACCAAAAGCCTTTATAGCTTTCGTACCTCGCTCATCATCTTCAAGTGCTGGTTTAGAAGTTTGTTTAGGTTCTGGCGGCAACTTCTTGCCATCGACACGAATGCCGCTACCAAGTTGTTCAGGTACGTATTTACGCCCTACAGAAGCATCATCAGGTTCCTTGGGAGGTTGACCCATGTCCTGTGTATAAACTTTGTCTTTAGCCATGATTTAGCACATCTTTCCGCGAGTCTTACCTCGCTGAGCAATACCATCAGCACGGCGTGAAGCTGAAACAGCTCCGCCTTTTTTCATGCCAGAACCTTGCTTGGATTCACGCGAACGACGTTCAGCAGGTGTTTCAAAGTTACGGAAATAATCGCCAACAGCACCTGCCGCAGATTTAACAGTCTCTGCTGCTGCCGCACGATTTGCGGCGGCTTGTTCGCTGGTAGGAACTTTACCGGGGGTATAGTCAGTGGAGACCTTTGGCGTAGGTTTGGTTCTATTACCTTCGTTACCATAATCAGGCTTAGGAGTTGGAGCAGGTCTACTCGCAAGCGATGTTGTCTTGAGAGAATCTGAACTCCGCGCACTGTCGGTAGAAGCTCCATTGATCTTCACAGCATTTGCTTTTGTGGGACTCATGTCTTCATCGGAAGAACTTTTGGAAGACTTCATGGGCGCTGAATCTTCACCTTTACGGCGCAGTCCCTTGTCCGCATTCAACAAGTCACGCAATGTCTTGTCTTCACCATACTGACTTTTAAAATCAGCAAGCTCTTTGGCAGACACCATGGCCTTGCCGTCTTTGACTTCACGATCTGGATTGGGTGTATATGCCATGATTTACTCCTTAGACCTTTCCGCCTTTTTTCATGCCTTTGTTACCGGGCATGGAAACTTGCATTGCTTTGGTTTTGCCTTTGGAAGCAACACCGTCAGCCGCTTTGTGAGCCGCAGCTAAACCACCTGTTGCCATCTTCTTGACGCCGCCGCCTTTTTTCATCATACCCATACCGCCGCCCATACCGCCCATACCACCAGCAGTGGGAGCAGCGGGAGGAGCCATGCCAGCGCCGCGTTTTTTAGCAGCCATCATCGCCATCATCTTGGGATCCATTTTCTTTGTAGCCATTTCGCCACCTCTTTTAAAAGTTTTGCCTTTGTCGGCGTTGGAAAAATCTTTGCCCACAGATTGTGGAACTCCTGCTTTCTTGGCGAACGCTGGGTTGTGGGCCACCGCTTCCATGAATCTATGTTGTTTTGCGCTACTGCTCGGCATTGTCGTCTTTCTTTTTACGAAATAGCGTGGAAAACTCTTTACCTGTAGCCATTTCATAAATGCGCATGACACCAACTACCGCACCGATCAAACCAAATACGGGCGTGAGCAAATCCAAAAATGTACCTAGTGTGGTAAACACCGCCACTACATCCAATACATTTTTTGCGGTATCTGTATGCTCGGTCATACAAACCTACCCTTTGTTTTGCCTTTAACGGCAATACCATCCCCACGGCTAGAGGCTGATGAGGCTTTGGGTTTATTAGAAACCATACCGCCTCTTTTCATACCAATGCCACCCATCATTTTTGGAGAGCCAGGGGCTGCATTAGGAGGGCCAAACATAGCCATTGCAGCAGGTGGAATTCGAGGCGGGGGTGTCATACCTTGTGGCATTTGCTCCAAAGTGCTGCCTGTTCCGGGTTTAGATTGGTTAAACGCATTACCGAATGCACCACCGATATTTTGCGCCATTTGTGGGTTGGCAAGAACCGCTTTAATAGCCGGCGCATCAGACATAACTGGACGGCCCGGATTAGGCATCGCAGGACGACCCGGATTAGGGGATATACCTCCACCACCTTGAGGGGGCATCGCAGGACGACCCGGATTAGGGGATATACCTCCGCCACCTTGAGGGGGCATCGCAGGACGACCCGGATTAGGGGATATACCTCCGCCACCTTGAGGGGGCGTCGCGGGACGGCCCTGACCGGACATTGCATTACCAAGACCGGTATATCCTCCAAACGCCATTTTCTTTACTTTTGTTTTAGCCATTTAAACAAACCTTCCTTTAGTTTTGCCTTTGGTGGCGCAGCCATCAGCTTGTGTTACGTACCCGCCTTCTGCACAATTCCACGCTCTCAAGGATTTGTTAATCCTCGAATCCGGATCGCTTGCGGTCTTGGCGCTCGTAAGCTTCGCTTTCATGCCTTTCATACGGGCGCAGAAAGAGTCTCGCCTGCTGCCGCCCTCGGGTTGAGGAGGTTTCAGATTGTGGCCTTCTTTCTTCGCAGAGGCGCGCCCTTTGGCGTTCAAGCCGCCGTTGGGATTCTTCCCCTCCTTGCGTTGCCATGCTGGAGTTGCCATACATCAAGCC